GCCGTCTGTTCGTTATCGACAGTTACGGCACCCGGTGGCTTCGCGCAAGCGCGAAAGGAGTAAAACGTGGGAAAACGAGGACCAAAACCAACACCGACAAGCGTGCTGAAGTTCCGCGGGAGTGAACTAGTGGCACAGCGCGAGAACGAACCCGAGGGCAGCGACGGCCCCCCGCTGCTGCTGCCGTTCGTCGCCAGCGACGAGGTGGCGCGCAGGTACTTCGACCGGCTGATCGAAGACCTGCGCCGGCTGGGGCTGTACGCGGCCGAGGACTACCAGGCGCACAACGCGCTCGCGCATGCGTCGGCCGAGTTTGAGCGGGCCCACAACGCCCTGCAGGAAAAGGGTCTGGTCCTTGAAACTGCGCAGGGAACCTATATGAATCCCATGAAGAAGGTGCGCGACGATGCGAGGGCTGAGGTCGCGCGCCTGTCGAAGTGCTTCGGCTTGACGCCGAGCGACCGTGTCGGGTTAGTGTCTTCCAAGAGAGCGAAGGGGGATGCCAGCGGGATCGAGTCGATCCTCAAGTCGAAGACGGCCTAAGCTCGCGCCCGTCGCGGGCTTCAACGCATCGGCAACCGCCGCGAAGGGCGACTGGTTCGACGTGGACGAACTGGCGCGCATCGATAAGTTCTTCGGCCTGCTGTCGCACCAAAAGGGAATCTGGGCTGGCAAGGCGTTCGAGCTGCTGCCGTGGCAGCGCGACCTGCTCGGCTCGCTGCTGTGCTGGAAGCGCGCGGACGGCACCCGGCGCTTCCGCCAGGCGTACATCGAGGTGCCACGCAAGAACGGGAAGAGCACGCTGGTCGCCGGCCTCGCGCTGTGGCTGCTGCTCGCCGATCGCGAGCCCGGAGCCGAGGTCTACTGCTGCGCGAGCGCGCGCGACCAGGCTGCGATCGTGGGCGACGCCTGCCGGCAAATGGTGCAGTCGAACCCGGCGCTGGCGAAGGCGGTCGAAGTGTTCCGCAACGTGATCACCTTCGGCAACAGCAAGCTTGAGATTTTGAGCAGCGACGCGGGCACGAAGCACGGCAAGAACGCGAGCGCGGTGATCTTCGACGAGGTGCATACGTTCGCAGATCGCGACCTGTACGACGCGATGGTGACCTCGATGGGCGCGCGCCAGCAGCCGCTGATCGTGTCGATCACGACTGCGGGCCACGACCGCGAGAGCCTGTGCTGGGAACTGCATGCCTACGCCGAGAAGGTGCGCGACGGTCTGGTCGAGGATCACGCCTTCTACCCTGCGGTGTTTAGCGCACCGATCGACGCAAACTGGAAGAGCCCGAAGGTTTGGCACAAGGCGAACCCCAGCCTGGGCGTCACCGTCACCGAGGCTTTCCTGCAGGGTGAGTGCGACAAGGCGAAAGAACTGCCCGCCTACGAGACGACCTTCCGCCAGCTGTACCTGTGCCAGTGGACGGAGTCGAAGCGCGCATGGATCAGCACTGACGCATGGGCGGCGTGCGCGTCGAGCGATGCGACCGCCGATCGCCTCGCCGGCCGCGAGTGTTACGGCGGGCTCGATCTCTCGACGACCACCGACCTGTCGGCACTGTCGCTGATCTTTCCGTGCGACGACGGCAGCGTGGACGTGCTGTCGTGGTCGTGGTGCCCCGAGGAGGGCATCCGCCGGCGCAGCCGCAGCGACCGCGCGCCGTATGACGTGTGGGCTGCGAAGGGCTTCCTGCACCCCACGCCGGGCGCGGTGGTCGATTACGACTTCATCGCCGAGACCATCCGCCAGTGCTGCAAGCGCTACGCCGTGAAGTCGATCGGCTTCGACCCGTGGAACGCGACGCAGCTCGCGAGCGGGCTGTACGGCGAGGGCGTGCCGATGATCGAGGTGCGCCAGGGCTACCGCACCCTCAGCGAGCCGGCGAAGAAGCTGGAGTCGCTGGTGGTGTCGCGCAAGATCCGGCACCCGAACAACCTGCTGCTGAACTGGTGCATCTCGAACGTGGTCTGCGAGTCGGACCCCGCCGGCAACCTGAAGCCCAGCAAGGCGAGCAGCACCGAACGAATCGACGCAGCTGCGGCGCTGGTGACGGCGCTGGCGACATGGCTGCACCAGAAGACCGACGCAACCGGACCAAGCGTCTACGAACAACCCGAAAGGACCATTCAATGGCTTTGATCGACATCCTGCGCCGATACCTCGGCCCGACCCCACCGCGCTCCGACTTCGAGGACACCGTGCCGATCGGACAGCCGACGAGCGGCAGCGTGCAGTCGTATGTGCAGTCGTACTCCTACACGGGCGAGAGCATCACGCCGGCACGCGCGCTCGAAGCGCCGACCGTGTTCGCGTGCGTGCGCCTGATCGCCAGCAGCATCAGCCGCCTCGACTGGCAGGTGCTGCGCGAGACGCCCGAGGGCAAGGTCGCGGACAGCGAGCACCCGCTCTACAACCTGCTCAACTACGAGGCGTCAGACGACATCGGCGCGATCCAGTGGCGCGAGATGGCGCTCACCTCGGCGCTGCTGACGGGAAACTTTTACGCCTACATCCACCGCGACAAGGCGGGCCGCCCGGTCGCGCTGGAGCCCCTGCGCAGCGACTACGTCGCCATGTACCGCGACGGCGACAACCAGCCCTACTACCAGGTGTGGACGGGCAAGTACACGGGCAAGAACGAAGAGAAGGCCATGCGTCGCTTCCGCGGCTACGACATGTTTCACCTCGTCGGGCCGACCACGTTCGAGGGCATGCTCGGCGTGCCCTTCATCCACCAGATGCGCGACCTGATCGGGCTGGAGCTGGAGGTCACGGAGTTCGTGACGCGCTTCTTCGCTCAGGGCGCAGTGCCCGGCGGCGTGCTGAAGATGCCGGGCCGCCTGAGCCCCGAGGCCAGCAAGCGCCTGCGCGATGCGTGGCAGGCGGCGCACGGTGGCGCGAGCCGCGCCGGCCGCGTCGCCGTGCTGGAAGATGGCCTGACGTATGAACCCATCACGCCGACGGCCCGCGACAACGAGCTGATCGAGATGCGGAAGTACTGCCGCCAGCAGATCGCGGCGGCGATGGGCGTGCCCGCGCACAAGGTCGGCGACACTGAGAGCCAGTCGTACTCCTCGAACGAGCAGGCCGACGCCGAGTTTGTGAAGCACACGCTGGCCGGCTGGGCTGCTCGACTGGAGCAGGAGGCGAGCCGCAAGCTCCTCCAGCGCGGCGAGCGCTACTGCACCCGGATCAATTTCGACAGCCTGCTGCGGGCCGACATGAGCACCCGCTACGCCGCCTACGCGGTCGCCGTCACCAACGGCATCCTGACCCCGAACGAGATCCGCGCGCGCGAAGGTCTGCCGGCGGTCGAGGGTGGAGACAGTATTCGCCTGCCCATGAACACCGAGGCGCCCGGGCAGCCCGCTCCAGCGCCGAGCGAGCCCGCTGCGCCATCGGATGGCGTGCACCCGTCTGTGGACGTGGAGCCCGAGGCGGTCTCTCCTAGCGTCGATCTCGACGCGGAGGACGAGGCGTATAGCTCGGCACGCGCGGCGGCGTCTGCAATGGCAGCCGTGCGCCCCGCCGTGGAGGGCGCATTCCGTCGCCACCTGCAGCGGGTGTCGGACTACCTGCTGAAGCAGCGCACGCAGTCGAAGCTCGACAAGTGGGAGCCGCCCATCGACTGCATCGACGACGACCTGCGCGCGACGGTGCGCACCCTGGGCGGCCTCCTAGGCAACGAGGAGCGCGCCACGAAGGCGCTCGACGCCGCCCTGCTCCGACACGCCCGCCACCTGCGCAGCGCGGTGACGGCCATCGGCACCCTGTCTGAATCTATCGACGGCTGGCGCGACCTTCCCCAACTGGCGGCCGACGAGCTGCTGGAGATGGTGCGCCTCGAAACCACACACGCACCCCTGCTGGAGACCACCACCAATGCCAACCCCGAAGCCTGAAACCCGTGCCCTCGGCACCCTCGCCCCCGCCGCCGACCTGAAGGTGCGCGGCTACGCCGTGACCTGGGACTCCTACGACATGGGTCGCGAGATGGAGCGCGTCGATCCCAACGCCTTCGCGCGCTCGATGGAAGAGCCCGGCGACATCGCCCTGCTCTGGAACCACGATACTGGCAAGCCCCTCGCCCGGGTGCGCGCCGGCAACCTGCGCCTGTTCACCGACGCCACTGGCCTCGGCTTCGAGGCGACCCTGCCCGACACGGCAACGGCCCGCGAGGCCCACGCCCTGGTCGAGAGCGGCGTGGTGAGCCAGTGCAGCTTCGGCTTCATGGTGCGGGCGGAGCGCTACGAGAAGGGCGTGGACAAGCCCGTGCGCGTCATCCTCGACGCCGACCTGCTGGAGATCAGCCTCGTGACCTTCCCCGCGAATCCGGCGACCAGCGTCGAGGCTCGCGAGGCGCAGGCCGAGGCGGTGCGCCGCACGATCCGGCTCCTGCCGCCGCGCTGACCCCCCGCCCTTGCATCGCGTTTTTTTGACGCGACAATGGCGGCCAATTGAATACCTGCCGCGCGTGGGTGCCCCTGCCTAGTGCATGCACACCACCGCGCGAGACAGACCTCCGTGCTTGCCCTCGTGGCGCACTGGCCTGCATGCGGACGTTGAACTGGAAGACAACGAACCGCCGGGCTAGTGCGCCTTTTTCGTCGCACCCCGGCGCTAACCGGAGAACGCGATGGAGAAGAACAAACTGGATCGGAACAGCGAGGAGTACCGCGGCCTGTTCTCGCGCTACCTCGCCCGCGGGCACAACGGTCTGACCGACGTCGAAGCTCGCGCACTGAGCGAGGGCAGCGCGACGGGCGGCGCCGTTCTGTTCCCGACGACCTACTCGAACATGTTCATGGCCGAGATGGGCGACGACCGCATCGTCGGACAGGTGAGCAAGGTCTACACCTCGACGGGCACCTTCAGCGTGCCGATCATCACGCCAGCAAACAGCAGCAGCTCCGCTCCGCGCGGATTTAGCGTGCAGAACAACCCCGGCGAGGCTGGCACCCTGATCGACGCAACAGCCGGCAGCCAGGCGCAGGTGACCGTGCCGTCATTCACGCAGCCAGGCACCAGCAACACTGGCACCGGAACCTCGACATTCACCCTGAAGCGCATCAGCGTCATGGTGCGCGCCTCGCGGGAACTGGTCGAGGATTCTGCTTCGCAGGGCGACGCGAGCGTCGAGAACATCATCATCAAGCAGGCTTCGCAGGACATTCTGCGCGAACTGAGCCGGCAGATCCTGCTCGGCAACAAGGACGACAGCGTGACCGCCGGCACGGCGAGCACCGCGGGCAGCGATGCGTGTCACGGCATCATCAACACGCTCAAGCGCTACAGCCGCAGTGCCACGACCACCACAATCCTCGGTTCAAGCGCTGGCAACTTGGGAACCGCGAATGCAGTTCTTTCCGCGACCCTCGGCATTTGCATGGACGACCGACTGGCCCCGCACTATTGGGAGCGGGCGACTTGGATTTTCAACGCAACCATGCACCGAAACACTGGCAGCAGCGTGGGCACTGGATTCGGCTCCAGCACCACCGGATCGGCCTCGAACATGCTGAGCGTCGGCGATCGCATTATCTGGGGTCGGCCCTGGATGCATTACGACATGAGCCCGGCACAGTTCAACACGACTAACGGAGCACAGGCTGGAGAGCAGCTTCTCGTTGCCGCTGACCTGTCGCGCTACCTGCTCGCGTTCGCTGGCAACGGGATCAGCGTGACGCGACTGAATGAAACTTACGCCGCCACGAACGAAGTCGCGTTCATCGTGTCGGTTCGATGCGCTGGAGCGCTGACTGACGTGAACGCGGCATTTGGAATCCACCGCGGCTGATCGCCGCACATTGAAAGGGAACACACCATGAAGGGTTACAAGGAACTGCGCGAGGGCAACGACGCCCGCTACCGCGCCATGCAGAACATGATCGAGGCGGCCAACGCCAACGGCGGCGACATGAGCGCCGAGGACACTGCCAAGTTCGACGCGCTGAACGCCGAGTACCGCAGCGTGCAGAGCCAGATCGAGCGCAACCACGCGCTGATGGGCCTCGCCGCGAAGGACAAGGACGCGGGCTTCGTTGACGTGGGCCCGGACGCGCCCGAAGTGCGTCGCGCTCCCGCTGCTCGCGAGACCGCGCAGCGCGCCCCGCGTTTCGGCGACTTCCGCTGCAGCAACGAGTACGAGAACGCCTACGCGACCTACCTGAAGCGTGGCGAGCACACCCCCGTGGCCGAAATGCGCGCCCTGTCCGAGGGCACCTCGGGCTCCGGCGATGTTCTGCCACCGACTGAGTTCCACCAGGAGCTCACCAAGCGCCTGCAGCAGATGTGCATCATGCGCAAGCTCTGCAAGGTGATGCCGCTCGGCTCGTTCAAGCGCGAGATCGCGATCGAAACGGGTCTGGTCGGCGCATCGTTCCTGTCCGAGGCCGGAGCTGCAAGCGACAGCACTGGCACCTTCGCTGCACGCACGCTGCAGCCTCGTCGCCTGGCTGGCCTCGCGCTGGTCTCGAACGAACTGATCGAAGACGCCCCTGCTCGCGGCCCCGGCTTCTCGATCGAGTCGATCCTGACCGAGCAGTTCGCCCGCAAGTTTGCGGAAGTGGAGGAGAACGGCTTCATCGCCGGAAGCGCAACGGCACCGAACCCCCGCGGCCTGTTCAACTACACCAGCACCGGCCAGAACCTGATCGCAGACGGCAAGGCTTTTGGTGGCACGGCTGCCAGCCCGACTTACGCCATCGCTGACGTAATCGAGTTCGTCTACAGCCTGCCGCGCGAGTACCGCATGCACCCCAGCTGCGCGATCGTCTGCAGCGACACCTTCCTGCAGAACCTGCGCAGGCTGGCGATCATCAGCAGCTCGACCACGACCTACTTCTGGCAGCCCAGCGGCGTGCTCGGCGAGCCCGATCGTTTCATGGGCATCCCGATCTACGCGTCGCATGCGGTGGCAACGGCTGGCACCACGAGCAACCCCGCCAAGCTGGCTTGCATCGGTGCGTTCGATTACGGCGTGATCGGCGAGCGCAACGGCTACACCCTCAAGGTGCTGCGCGAGCGCTATGCGGAAAGCAACCAAAGTGGCTACTACGCGCAGAGCCGAGTCGATTTCACGGTCACCAACGTGAACGCCTTCCGCTACCTGAGCACCAGCTCCACCTGATCACTGACCTAAACCCACACCGCTCGGGGGCGAAAGCCCCCGGGCGGATTTCCAAACATGAAGACCGTGCGAGTCATCCAGCCATTCATCGTCCAGCAGGCCGTGCATGCGCCTGGCGACTTGATCACCGTCGATGAGCGCACCGCGATCGAGCTGATCGCCACCGGGCTCGCCGAACGCGCCGAGGCCCACCCAGACCAGCCTGAAGCCTGCGTCAGGCCCGACTGCTGCAAGGCGACGAGGAAGGCAGCCAAGCGATGAGGACGAACCTGACCGACGCAGGCGCAGTTACCGCGGCCGTGAGCACCAGCGACCTGAAGACGCACGCGCGTATCTATCACGCGCAGGACGACGCATACATCGCCACGCTCGTGCTCACGGCCACGCAGTGCATCGAGAACGAGACCCGGCGTGCCCTGATCACCCGGGCGTTCTCCTACCAGCTGGAGGAGTTCCCAGCGTCCGGGCAGATCATCCTGCCCCGCTCGCCCTGGCTGAGCGTCTCCAGCATCACCTACACCGACACCGCCGGCGCGACGCAGACGCTGGCGAGCAGCGAGTACCACGCCTACAGCGTGGACAACATCGGCCGCGTCGTGCTGAAGAGCACCTCCTCCTGGCCGGCCACGCTGGGCACTGGCGCGCTCGATGTCACCGTGAACTTCACCGCGGGCTATGGCGCAGCCACCGCCAACATCCCCGCCGCCCTGCGCCACGCCGTGCTGCTGCAGGCTGCGCACCTGTACGACAACCGCAGCAGCGTGAACATCGGCAACATCGTGAACGAGATCCCCTTCACGGTGCAGCGCCTGATCGTGCAGTACCACTCGGGGGACTATCAGTGAATCCGGGCTACATGCGCACCCCGCTCGAACTGCTCGGCGCGTCCACCAGCACCGACGAGTACGGTCAGCCCGTGCGCACCGTGAACGCCGCCGGCAGCGGCACGGTGCTCTTCGCCGCGATCAACGACGCGAGCGCAGACGAGAAGATGAACCACCGCCAGATGAATCAGACGGTGACGCACCGCATCCGCATGCGCTGGCACCCCACCGTCAGCCACCGCAGCCAACTGCGCACCGTCAGCGACGAGCAAGGCACCATCTCGCGCACTTGGGAGGTCGTGACGGTCGTGGACTGGCAGGAGCGCCGGCAGTACCTCGACCTCATGTGCCGGGAGATCGTGACCTGATGGCACGCTCCGGCCGCACGTCAAACCTGCAGAAGTACCTGATCGAGGGCATGCCCGAGCTCAAGGAGGCGATCCGTTCGCTGAATGAAGAGACCCTCGCGCCGCTGATCCTTGAAGTTCTGGAGGACATCGGCCGCCCTACCCGCAACGGGCTGATGCACTACTACCAGGCAAAGAAGGGCAAGCACGACAACGAATCCCTGACGCGCGCGATGCAGCACCGCTGGTGGAGCCGACGCCGGCAGCAGGGTCTGCCCGTCGGGTTCTCTCGCGCACTGGCCGTGCGCACGCTGACGCAGGAAGGCTTCGGCTTCAAGGTCGCCAAGCTGAAGAAGTCGGAAGGCTTCTTCCTGCGCATCAAGGCGTTCGGCCCTGGCATCCACCTGATCGAGAAGGGCCGATACAAGGGCTCCCGCAAATACACCGGCTGGCGCGCGGGCCTGCTGATGCTGAAGCGCTGGGCGAATGGAGCCGTGGCGCAGCTGAATCAGAAGATGCCGGCGGCATTTGAGCGGGCCGTGGCGCAAGCCGCTGCGCGCGCGGGGGTGAAGTGATGAGCAGCCAGGCGATCGTCGCAGCCGTGCGAGATGCGCTGACGCAATCGACCAGCGTCACCAATCTGGTTTCCACGCGCATCTTCACCGCGTTCCGCGACACCTCCACGCTCCCCGCCATCGTGCTCACCACGGGGCAGGATGCGAACGTCTCGCCGACTTTCGGCCGCACGGACTGCCTGCGCAAGTTCACCGTCGAGGTGGACTGCATCGCCTCGACGCTGAAGGTGTCGCGCCAGATCGCGGAGGCCGTGCGAGTCAAGATGCACGGCGCGAGCGGCCAAGCCCGGAGCGTGACGATCTTTGAGATCCGCGAGACCGGGATCACCAGCCAGTACGACGTGGGCAGCGAGGCCACCGAGACCGGCATTCACATCACAAGCGTCACGCTGGAAGCGACGTACCGCTCCAGCTCCGTTTCACCCACGACCATCACCGAGCCCGGTGGTGGCGTTCCTTGATCATTTAGGAGGATCACACCATGCCAGGAATCACCGCAGCGGTGCCCACGTTCGGCACCACCATCACCTTCAACGCGGTCGCAGTCGCCGAAGTTCTCAGCCTGAACATCGACGGCCTCAAGCTGAACACGATCGACGTGACCACGCTCGCCGACCGTCATCGCAAGTTCGTCGCGGGCCTGATCGACAGCGGCACGATCTCGATGGAAGTGAACATCCTCAGCGCGCACAGCGCCCTGTGGGATCAGCTTGACGACACCGCAGCCTCAACCGCTCCAACCGCCAAGTCGTTTGCGCTCACATTCGGCGCTTCTGGCACGACGCACACCGCCTCTGGAAACTGCTTCGTGACCGACTTCTCGGTCAAGGCTGGCATGGATTCGGCGCTCACCGCGTCGTTCACCATGAAGATCACCGGCGCCGTCACCCTGGGCTGATCCATGAGCGACCTGAAGACCAAGTTTCTCGGGCTCAAGGCAACGGTTCCCAGCGAGGTCGTAAATGTCCCCGGCGTCGGTGAGGTCGAAGTACGCGGCCTCACCGCCGCCGGGCGCGACGAGTGGGAGCAGCGGATCTACCAGAGCAAGGGCAAGACCGTGCGCAACGTGCGGGCCTCCCTTGTGGCGCTGTGCCTGTTTGACGACGGCAAGCCGCTGTTCGGCTCTGGAGACATCGAGCTGCTCGGCGAACTGCCGGCGCAGGTGATCGACGGGCTCTACGACGTGGCGGCTCGGCTGAGTGGCCTCGGGTCGCAGGACAAGGAAACGATCGAAAAAAACTCCGAGAGCGCCCGCTGAGGCAGTTTCTGTTTCGGCTGGCGCTGGCGCTCGGGAAGACCGTGTCTGAACTGGAGGAGACTTTGAGCGGCAGAGAACTGACTGAGTGGCAGGCGTTTGAGGCCATCGACGGCCCGATCGGCAACCAGCGCGCAGACCTGCGCTCTGGGATTGTCGCGGCCACGGTCGCCAACTGCCACCGATCCAGCAAGGCCGCGGCGTTCAAGCCGCAGGACTTCATGCCGTTCGTGGAGCGCCCGAAGCAGTCTCCCGAAGCGATGGCTGAAATGCTGGCCCAGGCGTTCGGCGTCAAGCCCAAATGGAAGGACGGTGTGTGATGGGTGTCATCGGATCTCTGACCGCGCGCATGGTGCTGGAGACGGGCGAATACATGGCGGCCACCGAGAAGGTGGTGCGCCGGACGGACAGCATGTCTGGACAGATCGGCCGCATCATGCAGAAGGCCGGCAACAGCTACTCAAAGGCGATCCTGGGCGCAGGCGTCGGACTATTTGGCGCGAATGCGCTCGACGAGGTGATTCGCAACGTCGGCAAAGAACTCCAGCAAATGGACTACAGCCGAGTGGATGGTCTTGCGAGATCATTCTCTCGCGTGGCCGAAAGTGTCGGAGAGGTGGTCAAGGGCATTCCGCTGATCGGTGCGGCGTTTGAACTTGGCGCAGGCATTTCTATGGCGCTCGATAGGTCGCAGCAGGATGAGCGAGATGCCCAGAAGTCCGCCGACGCTAGGCGAATGCAGATGATCGAAGCCAGGAAGGCGGATGACGATCGAAAGGCACGAGCGGCAGAAGATGCGCAAAAGGCAGAAAGTTCGATCAACGGAGTTCTGACGGCTCTTGAAAATCAGAAGCGACTGACGGACGCCATCGGCGAATCAGAGCGTATTGGAATCGAGCGGCAAATTGAATGGAACAAGCTGCGCAAGGAAATGATCGAGGCGCAGAACAAGACGGGCATGAGCATCGAAGAGAAGCTTGCGCAGCTTGAAGACGTGCGGGCCAAGTTCGATTCGATCACCGCGAAGCTGGCGAAGGACGTGCAAGACAAGGCGGACATGAAGGACTGGCTGAGCGACTTCGATGCGTGGGATCAGAAGATGACCGAGATGGAGCAGCGCCAGGGGCAGCTGCAAGAAGAGGCGAATACTCGGCTCGCAGGGATGATGAACTTCGGCAACGCCGAGAGCCTCAGCACAGCCATCGGCGGCGTCAAGGTGGCGGGCATGACCTCCTTCAGCCTTGAGCGCATGATGCCCACGCAGGAAGCCATGAAACTCGCCCTGCAGCAGATCGTAAAGAACACCGCACCCCTCGCAGCAGGAGCACCCTGATGGCTATCACGATTGCCCAGAAGCCCAACGGCACGAGCGTCACCTTCGACCGCGGCAAGTGGCAAGCGTCAAGCGCATACGTCATCCGAGACGATGCCGGCGCGCAGCTGAACGCCGGGCAGATCATGGAAGACACGAACGTGAACGCGAAGCTTGGCCCGTCTGACATGGGCGGCAGCAGTGGCGCGCTGGCAGAACTTGACGGGTCCGGGACGTACTACTCCGGCCGCCTTCGTCAGGTCGGGTTCGACCTGAAGCAGGTAGACGACGGCGGCTATGTCTGGGAGGCGGTCGTGCAGTTCGACTCCAGCGTGGGCGACAGTACTGGCACGATCACGCCAGTCGATGCGCGCAACGAGGGGCAGCCGTCCTTCATCGCGATCGAGTACAGCGTCCAGGGCGAGCCGGTGGATATCTGGCGCTCCGGCGCGACGGCTCCTGCAGACAAGTCAACGCCGGCCGACACCGACATCGGCGGCACAAAGGTGGACAGCGGCGGCGAACCGATCAGCAGCTTCAACAACGTCGCGCGCGTGACCGTTCGCAACGTGATCGTAGGCCGTCCCACCCCCCCGCTCGGCTTCATCAACAGGCGCAACAACAACTCGTACTCAATCGGCCCTTACTCGTTCGCGGCACACACCCTGCTCTTCACGGGCTGCAACATCAGCCGCGTCGGCAGCAGCACCTACGAGATCGTGTACTCGTTCGCCTACGACGAGAAGTTTCACCTGCGACAGATCGCGAAGAAGAGCGCAGAGAACGGCGAGGTGGTCAAGTCTGCAAAGGCCGACACCTGCGGCGGCACGCCGACCGCCCCGCCGAGCGGACAGACTTCGCACGCCTCCTGCGTTTTCTGGCGCCAGCCGTTCCCAGACACCGCCACCTTCCCGCCCACCGGAATGTTCACCACATGAGGGTGAACGGCGCATGGCACCTGAAGGTCGGCCCCTGGTCTCCGAACCAGATCCGTGCCATTGCCGACGCGGTCAACAAGGTCAACGACGCCGCGCCGCAGCCAAACGGCAACGCATCGACCGGGCCGACCGTCTTCCTCGCGCGCATCACGGGCTCGACCCCCGTCTCTGGCAAAACGGCCGTATACGGAGGAGACCCGTCCGCGCGCCCTGTCGCGTGGACCTACGACTGGGAAGAGGTGAGCCTCAACACAAGCGACGCCTACGAGACGACAAAGAGCTACCGCCGCACCAGCACGCTCGCAGGCACGAAGGGCAAGGCGTTCAACGGCTGCGAGGGCGTGCAGATGATCGGTGCCACCACCACGCTCGGGCCCGGCATCAGCACGAGCAACATCCCGAACGGCTTCACCTTCAAGGAGATCGCCACCAACACAGTGGTGCTCATGTACGCGCTCTCGCGCGACAACGGTGAGCCGCTGTTCTTCTTCTCCGTCCCCAACGCCGTGACAGGAACATGCTCGTGAGCCCCACCCCTATCGGCCCTCGTCACCAGACGCACCCGCAGCTCGCGACGGCTATCAGCGTGATGCAGCTCTTCGTGCTGGTGGTGGGCGTCGCCGGCGTGTTCATCACGCTGGGCCGCAAGGACGCGATCCTCGATAGGCAAGACCGCGACCTGACCGAGCTGCGCAGCATCGTGGGCGACCTTGTGAAGTCGCAGGTGCTGGGCGCCGCGAACGACCAGAAGCACGGGGAGTCGCTGCAGCAGGTCGCGAACCGTCTGGACCGTCTGGAGGGGCGGCGGTGATTCGGGCACTGCTGTTCCTGCTCCTCGTCGCCTTGGCGGCGTGCAGCCCCAGCCGGCAGATCGCCGTCTCGGCGACCGACGCGCAGGCACGCGCGGGCACCATCGCCCGGCTCGCCACCCACATCGGCATCGTGTCAACGCAGCCCGACGTGGTGGCCGACGCCGCCACCATCGTGATCGAGGCCCAGCGCATCGAGGCGGCCGCCGGAGCCATCCACGAGGCGCTGCCCGGCGTCGAGGATCAGACCCCGTGGTGGGCCAGCCTGCTCGGCTGGGGCTTCGCTGCGGTGATCGTGGTGGCCGCCGTGGTGCTGCTGTGGCAGACGGGCATCGGGCAGGCGCTACGGGCAGCCGTGGGGCTCATTCCCCGGGCCGCGCGCACCGAGGCCGCCCTAGCTGCGGCGACCCTTGACCCGGCCCACACTGAGAACGTAAGAGAGTGGATCAGCGCCAAGCGCGCCGCCGACCCGCTCTTCGATGTCGCATTCCGCGCGCAGCAGGAGAAGCGCACATGATCATCCTCGCCACCATTGAAAGCCTCGTCGGTTCGACCTGGGCCGCCATCGCCATGCTCGCCATCGGCTACATCGCCGGCCACCTCGTGAGCGTGACCCGCATCGCCTCGTGGATTCCGGGCAACAAGAAGGACTAACCCGTGAGCATGATGCAGGCGGGCTGCTGCTGCGGGTGTTCTTGCCCGATCGAGACGGATTTGCCGTCTTCCGTTACTGTCACCGTGACCGTAACGGGCTGTCATGGCACCACCGCTGTGCTGACTGCCGTTGCCGTTC